GTAATGGAACAATGAAGATCATATTTGAATTTATTTATTGCTTTGTTAATTGTGTCAAGGTTTATTCCTGTGAGTCCTTTGATTTCTCTGTAAGTCATGCCCATCAATCTCATCTTCGTGATTTCTTTACAAAAAAGCTCCTCATCATTATCAGGAGATTGCTCAAGATATGCATCCAGAATCTGTTGGTATTGAGTTTCATTGTAGACATGATCCTCTTGCATCTTGTCAAATCCTTCTGGGATGGGCACTGATAATCTATACATCTGATTGAATTTAGATTCTTTCCAGTTATATTGATTATATGCCCACCTGGCGAATACACGAGGGAGATCCTGTTGCTTGATGTCGAGCTTTGATAAAAGTAGATAGACATGGGGCACCAAGTCATGGTGAAGGTTATTTCCTCCAGTGATCTTGTGTGCGATGATGTAAGCCTCTTTTTTCCAGAATTCCACATGATAAAATTATTGATTTTTTACATACCATGAAAACCATCTTTGATAAAATTCATCATTGACATTCTTTCCATTGAGAAATCTGTGTATTTTGGAGGGAGTTACATCCAAGTCCTCGGACAGGTGAACAGCTTTGTATCTCTTGGAAAGGATGGAGAGAGTTTCTCTGATCATCCAATCTTTGATCGTCTCTCCATCTTTGATGGCAATTAGAAAATGCCTTCTACTTTCCATGCTTCCAATGTGTTAAAAAATTTCTCTTTCCATTCTCTGCCTCTCAAGTTGAAGGAGACAGTAATCTCCTCACCAATACCAAAGGCATCAATGAGGCTTGTCTTGTCTTTGACCAGCTCAAAGGTTATAAACTGCTCATATTTATCAGCAGTTGTTTTGATGGTAAATTGTCTTGTCGAGAAATTCTCTGATCTTTGAATGATCTCTCCTGTGGCATATAATATGCCTTTTGCTTCATAACTCATATTTATTTATTTATTTATATTACATTCTCAGGGAAATGAACATTGTCCTGTTCATAAATAGCTTGTGATAACAAGATACGATCTGTGATCTGTTCTGCCTTGTTAAGCATGTCTGTGTTGCTCATGCCAGTTAATTTCTCATTTGACAGCAAGGCTGCCATGATTCTTGTTTGAATTTCTATTCTTTCCATTTTATTTATTATTTAAAGTATATAAAATTGCTACCAATTTTCTCTTAATTGCTATGTAGGAACTTTTAGATATATCATCAGTTTCCTCAAGGTATTGTATTATGTTTTTTACTTGATTCATAATCTTATCTTGATAATCATCTTTGACAATTTCTTTTTGCTCCAATGGCAATGGTAATTGAATTTGATCATATACAGGAGATTGTGATGAACCGATATATTTGTAAGTTCTGTCCTCATGATGTTGCCAATCTGGATGATTTATCAATGCTATCTTTAGACCACCATTTCTGATCTCTCTTTTTGTTGGTTTGATTCTTTGAGAGATTGCTCTTGATGAATAGAACTCTCCTTTTTTAAAGAGTCTTTTTTGACTCAATTTTTCATTTAGCTGTTTTGTTTCCATTTTATTTATTATTTAATTCTTGCATATATTGTGAGTAAAATTCTGAGGCATCTCTGAGCCTCTGCTCCATCAATTCATCCAGGGCCTCTTCTCTGTGATATTGCACAACAGTGATTCTCTTGACAGGATCAATGTGAGAGACCTTGTGAATCTCTCTATTATCCCAATCACTTAACAGATCATCATCTGTGTCAATCATGCAGAATACCACAAAAGCCTTGGGCTTGTTAAAAAGATACATGTATCCTCTCACTTGCCATTCATAGGAATCAGCATCCTCCTCCAAAGCTGGAAAGGTCTCAAGTGACCAAGATGTTTTGATGTCAATGATTGCCTCATCAGTGATGATATCTGGATGACCTGTGAGATATGTTGATGTTTCTCTGATATTATTCTTAATAAAGTCACTTCCAAACCATACTGAGTTGAGCAGAGCAATTGATTCGTGCTCATATTCTGTGCCCTTCCTCATTTGCTTAGTTTCAATCTTGCTGGTGTATCCATAGAAATTCTGTTTTGCCAATTCCTTGATATAGGTCTTGGCTCCAGCTGATAAGCTCTCTGACTTGCTTTTTGGATTTGTCATGAGCTTTGCGAGTGATGAACATCTAAATATCATAACTGTGCCTCCTGTTCCTCTGTTAATTTATAGGTTGATTTCAAGGCCTCAACTGTGTACTTACCTTTTTTTATGGCCTCAAGAGCACTGATGAATCTGTCATCTGATATTCCTGGCAGTTCTTTCTTTGCATTGCTTGCCACACCTCCATCATCATCCACAGCTTGCAATGCCAAGATTGCCTGTAATGTTGCTCTTCGGTAGTAAGTTGTTGCACTAATCATCTTCTGTGGATCAGCTATCAACGGCAATGAGAGCCATGATTCAATCATCTGTCCTGAGTCAATGTCAATGATCTGAGTCACAAGAATTGTGTCATGAATAGGTTGCAACAGCAAGAGTCCATTCTCATGCAAGATTGGCTCAACAGTCTCCAGCAGAGCATTGATATCGGCATAAGATTTCTTAAAATGTGGATTCGTTGCATTCTTGACAACCTTTCCAATGCTGAGCTTTGCTCTGTGCAGTTTTGTGTACAGGCTGATTCCATTCACAGGATCGGCCTTCTTTGCTTTCAACTTCTCTGATGTTGATGGCATGTTAAAATCTAATTGTTCCATTTATGATATATTTAATTTTTACAAATGTAACGAAAACTTTTCATACCACAATACAAAAGAGTCAAAATCTTTGGAGATATAGTAAACTCCTCCAGCTCTTTCAACATCAGCTTGATATGACTTCTGATATTCTGATTGCCTATCATTGCCATGCTTGACTTCAATCTTAACTGATCGGCCTCTGATGGTTGCTGAGATATCAGCTGTGCCCTTTGTGCCTTGCCCTGGAGTCCACTTCCCTGGCATCTGTTTCATCCCGGATGCAATCTCAATGCTCTTGCCAGCTCTGAACTGTCCTTGATTGCTGATCCTTTCAGCTTGCCCTCCCATTGCCTTGATCCAGAAGATGATGCACTTGGTCAGATTGTTGGCTGAGTTATCTTTCCATTCAGTCAATGCCAGGAGCTCCTCTCTTATGGATGGATATTTGATCCTCATCTGCTCCATCTCCAGGGCCTTGAGCTTGTCTCTATTTGCTTTGTTCATAGTGTTCTTTTATATAATGCTCAAAGTCAAAATCTTTATTCATGTATGTCAACATATTAACTGCTCTCATCTGATCAATCTCAATGAGCTTTGCTGTTCCACAAATATTCATTTTCTCTTCATGAGTTAATTGCTCCCATCCTGATTGGTAAAGCTGTTGTTCAAGCCATTCTACTGCTGTTTTCATTGTTCTAATTTTAAGTTAAGTTGATCTATTTGTTTTGCACGTTGTACCAAGTATTCAAAGTGTTCAACGCTGATATCTATAATTACATAACCATCCCTATCGTAGGTTTGATTCTCAAGTAATTTTTCTGCTAAGTATTCTACTGCTGTCTGATTCATTTGTTTTCTATTTTAGTAATCCAATTTAATACTGTCCTTCTGCTCACCTGGAGAATCTCTGATGCTGTTGTTCTGTTGAGCTTAATATCTGATTTGTACATTGATACAAACTGATCATATTTATTCATTCCATTTGCTGCCAACTTCCTCAAATCTGCCTTCTCTTGAGCATCTTGCTTGACAAGTTTACTCATATTGATAAAGTAATCACTGAGCCTTTCAGCTTTCAACATAGCTTCTTTCGTGATTAAATTAGCGTTCATATCATCAGCATAAGAGCTCATTAAAATATTTAATATCATGGCAAATCTTGGAATATAGCTCTTTTGTTTTGGCAGCATTGACTTCATGTATTCATTCTCATCATCTGAGTTTTGCAAGTCAGATATTTTATCATGAATTCTAATCCATTCATCATTGGCCTCATTTGAGAATCTTGCTATTTGTGGCAGGATTTCTCCTTTCTCATCAACCTTGAAAAAATTATTTTGTAAACTCTCTTTTAAGTGTATTAAAAATGTTTCATAAGATCTTAAAACATCATGATGCATTATGTTGGTGTTATATTTATCAACATGTAATTCAGGATATGATATCAATATCCTATCTATAAATCCATTTTCTTTGTTTACACCTGTGGCAAATTGCTCAAAGACATCTGGTTGAATACCTCCTATGACAGGAATAAATGGCTTGTCAACAAATGCACTCTTGGCTGTTTTACGATTCAATGAAATGCTTTGACCATTCCAAGATGACAGCCAGAATTCAAGATCTGATCCAGCTCTATATTTATTCATGTCCTTAAACCATCCAGCAAGCTCATCTTTAAATACTCCAATGCAGTTGGGATTTGTCTCATGCAAATCAATCAATGCCTCAAGAGTAATATCTCCAACAATAAACTGCTCACTTTTTGGTCTTTTAACATCCTCAGCAAATTTTTTCTGCTCCTTATCCAGCTTCTCAAATTCAACAAACTTTGCATATTCCTTTTGAAATTCTTTCTGTTTTCTAATATTTAACTTTTGCAAGGGATATATTATCTGATTCAAGCTTGGAGTCTTTCCAATGCCTGGCTTCCCTACAACAGCAAGCCACAATGTTGCTGTCTCTCTCCATCCTGGTTTTATTTCTACATTAAAACTGTTGCCAATACAAACTGAAAGAGACCATAAAAATGCACAGCCCATGTAATCAATAGACAATCCAAGAGTCTGAGAGCTTTGCACAATGTATTGCTGTATCTCCTCATCAAAGACATCAATTGGAAATTTGACTCTTTCAATATTTACTTTTAAATCAATAGGTTGTAAGCTAATTTTTGTACCCCTCCTTGATCCATATCCTTGAGCATATATGTCTCTGGCTGCTGCTGTAAAGTCACCATTGTGATGTTTGTAGGTATATGCCTTAAATGGAGAGATAAGCTCTTCATGAGGATATATTGTGCCTGTTGAAAATAAATACATGCATCCACTATCTCTATAAATATACCCTGAATGAGGAGATGTGCCTCCATTTCTCTTGATGATATCTTGATTCTGAGTCTTTGCAACAATTTTAAAGTCATTGGATATGATATCCCATATTGACACCCTTTCATTGTAATCTTTCCAAGGTGATAATGTGCTCTCATATTTATCAGAAATTTCCTCTTTCACCTCCTCATCACCTGTCCAGTTGTACATCTTGCAAATTGTCCATAGAATTTCTCTGTCCTTGTCTGAGATATGCTTGACATCCAAGTATGTTAAATCAGTAATGTTGTTAGTATACACAACACAATAACCTCCCTTACCTCTTGATTCAATAACTGCCTCAGTATGTCCTTTTAATCTTGCAATTTTCTTATTTCCCTCAACAACCTTTGTCTTGTAAAGAATATGATATCCCTGATTGATTGTCTTGTAAATAGTGAACTTGAGATCAAAATCATCGATGTTGTCTTTAAGTAACTGCAAGAATTCATTCCAGAAATCATTCTGCTCTTTGAGAGTTGCAAATACTTTGAGATCAACATCAATACATTCAAAGCCATTGTATCCTGTAACTAAGCCAACATAATGAGTTTCTTTCCAATTGTAACGTATTTCAAATTCCTCTTTTGTTAATGGCGTTTGTTGTAATTTTGTCCATTTTCCTATTGGAGTTTTTTCATGGTCAGAAACAATAAGAGAATATCCAAGGTCAATCAGCCTCTTGGCATGTGTTAAAGGTATCAGCATAATTCAGAAAATAAAATTGCCCCACCATATCCAGGTGCCACCACAGCTGATCCTTCAATGACAGGGCAATAAATATCTTGTTTATTTAGTGGTGGCATGTTGCAAATATATAAAAAATTATTAAGTTCATTCATGATTTTTAAATTTATTGTTACTGTGAAATTTCAAACCTCATTTCACACCTAATTTCACACCTAATTTCACACCTACTTTGTAGTGTTTATATGAGTTGCAGAGGCTTACTGTGAAAATTACACACTTTTAAAAAAAAATACTTTTTTATTTTGTTACTAAAAATTAAAATTTATCTACTGTGCAACATTTCACACCTGATATTTCACACTATATATTTCAATTTTTCTACTAAATTGATTTCCATCAACTTGTTTACTATCTCATTGAGAGTTGTCCGATCACCAAATGACTTGGCAAATTCCTTATCAACCTCCAGTGTAAATGTAAAGTCATAACAAACTCCTCGTTTTTTAATCTTTACAGGAATGATGTGCATGTTGTTATCAAAGCACTGCATCTCATCCATCAAGGTCTTAATTGTATCCATGTACCTCTCATCTTGTAGCTTGTGCCACTTCTTATGCTCTTTGATGCCATGGATGACTGTTGCATGACCTTTGCCCAAGGCTCTGCCAATGGAGCTAAGGCTCATTCCTGTCTTTGATAGCAGATAATAGATATAGTATCTCTTATAACAATGACTTTCAACTCTTGATTTTGTGGCAAGATTGTACTTGTCAATCAACTTAAGGATAAATTTTCGTTTCATATCTCCTCAACTTTATATCCATTCTCACTATACCATTCCAATGTATCTGGCACATCATCTGGATACTTCTCATCTTGTAGGCATCCATTCTGGTCAAGGTAGCAATACCACCAGAATCCACCTTCCTCTTCTACATCATCTATAAGCCAAACTCTATATTTTTTCATATCTGCTCAACTTTTAAAATTAATGGAGGCCACATGTCCATCCTTCTGATTGCATCCTCTGGGCTGTTGGCTTCTATGATTCTGACCATCTTTATCCATCGGCCATCCTTGACTTTGTATGTCACTCTGTAATTTTTCATTTTTTGCTCTTAAATAGTTAATAAATAAATTCATGTTGAAATTGCCTGATCTCATCCACCAGGTCTCATAGTCTGCTATGCTCATAATGTTGCTACTAAAATGGTTAGTAATATCATCACAGGGATGGCAATGATGCAGATGACAAACTCTCTTTGCTCTGCATCTCTTGGAATAAATTTCCTCATAATTTCATTAGTTTAGTTCTGTATTGTTTCAATCTTGCTATTGCTCTGGCACAGGAGTCCATCTTGTTGGTGGCCCTTGCTGAGAGATGACCAAGGCCTTTCTTGTGTAAATGCATTACATACTTAGATGTCTCATGTAATCTGTCAATGAATCCCTGGATCATGCAATCCACATCTTTAATTCTTTGGACAATCTCATCCTCAGAATAGATGTATCCTTTGCCTGTGCAATCCTCACAGCCACCGTAGTGAGCAACCCAAGGCTCTGGGCTTTGTGAAATG